GAGCACTTGGTGAGGATGAGTTTTACTTGACACTCTCGGAGTCTCAACTATCGCGTCTGCTATGTCTAACAAGGAACTTGGGCACAGCCACCATTGGAGAATGGGCCTGTGTACTTTCTGCTGAGGAGATGAAGAAATATGAATTGCATGAGGGCTATCCCGGCTACTCTTCTTCAGACTACTGGATTCGTCATCTGGAGTCCATCATCCCCGCGGCGTTTGCTCCTACTCGCTATTTACCGGCTGACCATCCTGCGTATAATGCGTTGCAGATGCTCGGTGCCAATCCCCTCTTAGGTCAATGTGAGGGTGTTGGTCACCTCTATTTTGAAATGGATGGCAGCGCCGATGCCGAACTCTGCTTGCATGCAGCTTCCCTGAACATCCCACGCCCCCGGGAACATCAGTATGGAACAGCAAAGTTCGATGTATATTATTTTGTGGGGGGAACATGGAAATCTATATCATTTGAATGGTATGTGGATCTTACTCTACTATATGCTGTGGTTGACCAGAGTGCCACGATAGAGCAAATAGAGGTTATATTAAAGAGAGTTGGTCCTACATTGCAAGAAAATGATGCAGGTGTGTTCAATGCAGCCGTCACTTCCGCAGCCAAAATGATTGTCAAGAGCAATAGACAATCTGCGGGGGAAGATACCGCCCAAGCGCAACTACCAGGTTATACGGGTACCGTTCAAACGAGGTCCCAATATCAAGCGCGACAGATCTTAAACCAGGTTTTTCTATCGTTCCTATTTTACAGTCTATTGTTAGGAGCCGTAGGATCTCTGCTGTGTCTCTTGGGCCTCATCTTTTGGGCGCTGTTCCACCTCATTGGGATCTGTCTCACGGTCCTACGTGTCTTGTTAGTGGTGCTAAGCGGATTGGAACGCGTCTCCCTCAGCTTCAGCGGTCACAGCTTGCTTTTCTGGATAATTTTGTGGACCATGTTCTTAATACCGATTTTGACCCTCTACTTGATGAAATTCTTAGTGTGCCAGATTTTATCAATGTATGGAATAACACTGAATCCCGTCGGGACGATCTCAGGCAGGCTTTTGACGAGGCCCATGATGTTTTTGATACATCTTTCTTACAACGCGTGGATACTCATATCAAGCGCGAGTTTAAGGATGCTCAGTTCAATCAAGAACAGGCTTCAGTCAGCCAGGATTTTCTCAAGGCAGCAAGACTCATCAATGCAAGAAATGACAGAGCAAAGGCTCTCTTTGGACCAATTGGAAGAGCAGTTGATTCCGTTGTCTTCGCCAACAAACACTTCATCAAGAAGGTTCCAATCGATCAGCGAGCGTCCGTGCTATGCGATCGTCTTGTGCGTGTTGGCAATCGCTATTTTGTTATTGATTACACTTCTTTTGAATGTTCTTTTCAAAAGGAGTGGATGGAGCATGTAGAGTTCAAGCTGCTTGATTATGTTGTAAGACATAATCAGCGAGTTCAGG